ATGGTACAGAAAGGGTATCTTCGTTGACAAGGAGGACGATATTGCCCTTCACACTGACCCGACCAGCGATTACATACAGGCTTTGGCAAAAGGTGTTATCAGAAAGGAAAATACTGTCATTACAGAAGCGTTTTTCGCAGACGTCAGTGGCGGCAAGAACCCTGGCGATGCCACCTATACCATTGACCTGACGCAGGTTTTCGGTTCTAATGACGGCCGTGTAATCGTTCACGATGTCCAGAGCGATTATTCCGTTGGCGGAACATCTTCAGGGTTGACTATTGAGAAATTGATTTTGGCGCGTCAGGCTTTAATCACTCTCTATAACGACCCTGACGATATGTATTACATTGCCTGCAATCCGAAACAAATGTCTGACTTGCTCCGTGAAGCTGAAACTCAGTCTATCGACACCAATATCATTCGTTCGTTGGTGGCGGGTGTAGTCAATGAGTATATGGGCTTCAGATTTGTGGTAACCAATCAGATTGAGCTTGAAACAAGCGGAGATATGGACGGCAATACCGATGTGTACAAATGTCCTGTCTGGGCAAAAGAAGGTATGCTGTTCGCACGCCACGAGTCGCCTATCTTCAACGTCGATTGGCTTCCCCGCAAGCAGATATGGCAGATTTCGGCACGTGTCGGGATGAACGCCATTAGAATGGACGAAAGCAAAGTTTTATGTGTTGAGTGCATATAAGGAGGTGAATTAGATGGCTACTAC